TGATTACAAAAATTGGGATGGAACCATGCCACGCGTTGTTGTGGAGATGCTCCCTAGGATATGGAACAAAATATATCAAGAATGTAGCATTAACAACACCAAAGAAGATGATGACATGAGAACTGCAATACATAAACAGATGCAACATCCTCTTGTTTTGTATAAGCATTGGCTTGTTCAGTGCCCAGGTGGGATCATGTCTGGACAACCAGCCACAGCTATCGACAACTGTTTTCTCAACATGTGTTATTATGAATACATATGGATGCGGCTTGCTCGCAAATACTCACCAGCAAATGCAAACCTTTCACGTTTTCGTGAGTGTGTTACATATGCAGTTTATGGCGACGACAACTTGTGCACTATCTTACCAAGTGTGCATTCATGGTTCAATGCTAAAAACTTTGCTGATGAGTGTGTATTGTTAGGTTTATCAGTCACTTCCGCAGACAAAACAGGCGATTTGCAAATGCAAGATTTGAGTGAGCTCACGTTTTTGAAACGTTCATTTAAAGATATCGAAGGCCGAATTTGTGGTGCATTAGAGAAAGATACCTTCATCAAGATGCTGAGTTGGACAAAGTGTGGTAAAAGACACTATTATCGTCGAGGAGAAGATATCAAATGGGAACCATCTACTATCAATCTTGCTGTTACATCATGCATGATGGAGGCATCATTGCACGGTGAAAAGTTCTATAATGAAATTGCAGAACATGTCAAGACATGTGCAGCCCAGCATGAGATACCATTAAATCTGATCATTCCATGGCGAAATGCTTTCTCAGAGACATATTACAGAGAGAGCATGAAGATTCCATTTGTGCCTTCATCTGTGCGACCATTTTTAGGCGCTGCAGATAAGCTTTCTAATATGTTCCCATGCAAGATTGAGTACCAAAATAGAATATGGAATTCTTCAGAGCAGATATATCAATATCGCAAAGCGGTGTTTGCAAAGAATAATGTTGCTGCTTCACGCATTGCACAGTGTTCAAATGGCTTTGAAGCAAAAAGGATAGGGAAAAGTCTTTTCCAAGGACCCAATAAAGATGAGTTGAATGAGCAGTGGACTGTAGTCAAAGTCCGCACGATGCGAAAGATACTCAAAGAAAAATTCAAGGATGACAACCTTGCATACTTTCTCGCATCGACAGGTGATTCATATCTTGTTGAGGCAAATGAGCATGATTGTTTCTGGGGGTCCGGAGTAAAGACAGGGGATGTGACCATGACCACTCTGGCATATCCAGGCCAGAATTGGATGGGAAAACTCTTGATGGAGCTTCGGGTTATCTTGCAAAGCAAGAGCAATTAATGTATAAAATTAAACAACACATTGATACTAGAACACTTGTTTTCAAATACGACTTGACTCAGCCTGATATTGACCGATACGATTTCACGATTTGAACTTTTCTGAATATTTGTTTTATAGTGTATTATTAGATTATTATTGTTGGGGTATTGAGTGAAAATGGACTCGAGTCCTACTGATTCACACCGCGGCGTAGAAGTTCTACGCAATGACGTATTAAGATTGAGAGACCAACTCAATCGCCATGCAGTTGAGAGGGCTTCCCTTCTCCTCATGGTAAAAACCATGGCCAAGCGCTCTGATGAGATTCTTGAGCGTTTGTTTGAACTTTCTGTGGAAAGAGATATGTATTATCAACTTGCGTTTCCAGAAGCACCACTGCCTAGTATGCATTCTTCAAAAGATTGCTTAACAGTTGCGGGCTTGTTAGATACGATAAGTCAGATAGAAATGAGACTTGATGAACCAATGACTTCTCAGAGTGCTGACTGTGATGATATGGATACTGATTATGTTGTTGCAGATAAAAATTCAATGATATTGCCAGCAAATCCAATAACTCTTGCTAATTTTTGGTTTTTAAGAACTCCAGATTATCAACAACTGATAAAGTATTCTGTCGTTGAATATGAAGGCAAGACCCATTTTCTCGCATCAATGGCAGCCCTTGGGGAAAAGGAAGTATATACAGGATATGCCCACGGCCAAACGCGCAAGATTGCTTTGTATCATGCTGCACACCACCTACTTACCAAACTAGATGAGAAAAAGCTCATGTCATACATGCTTGACGAGGAGATGGTTAGTCAGTCAAATGATGGGGGTCTTAACCCTCCAATTCCAAAAACAGAAGGATCCACAGGAGCGACATTTACATCGACAGATGTTGATACTCTTCCAGTGTCAAAAATTGGGCAAGATGGGGCTGGTCCTATGGAAGGAAAGAAACACGCTGGTGTTTCTGGTTCATTGGATTTTTACATGAAAAACCAGTTTCTTGGATTATCAACATTTACATGGTCTGTTAATGATCTCCCAGGAGCAGTGAAATTTGCAGCTCCAATCGCACCAAAGAATGCCAATTACATCATTTCATACCTGTCTGGTATGTTCAATTGTTGGGCAGGAGGTCTTGACTATGAGATGAAAGTTGCAGGAACTGCACTGCATGCTGGTGCTTTAGGCATCACTAGGATACCACCAAACATTGACTATAGAAAGCTTAAGACAGTGAACAACTTTACAGCATTTGAGTACTCTGTTATTGACCCAAAAACTCTAGAAGCAGTCAATAGACATGTAACAGATCAGAGACCAATCATGTACCATTACATGAATGCTGATACACAGGATCCAAATTCTATAGGTGGAACTATTGTTGTCTTTGTGATGCTACAGTTAAACACAGCCAGTTCTGGAACCAACCAGATAGATGTGCAAATTTTTAACAAGGCTTCACATGACTTTGAGATGTTTCAGATTATACCTCCAACAGTTTCGGATGTTATTGACGATGAGGCTAAATGGAGCTTGCTCTTCCCACAGGTTTCAACTGATCCACTATCTGGACGTGCTATCACAACGATGCGTGCCTTCAACAGTGGGGGACCAACACCTTATGGTCCAGCACTCAGGAGTTCAAATGGTGCCTTAACATCAACTATTGGTGTCGTGCCATATTGTAAACTACCAACTACACCCCAGATTTCAAATGGGCCTTATATGTTCAAAGCAGAGTCTTCTACTGTGATGGTTCCTCTAGGTTTTGATGGGGCAATTTACAATCAGCCAATAACTATTTCTGGACCATCTTTGAAATTTATTCCAACATCTGGTACAGCACTGATTGATTTTCCATCATCGGCGTCACTCACTGGACCAATAGTTGTCACAGC